TCTGATACGGAGCTTACTTCGGTCGATCCAGTCCATGTAACTGTATCTGACAAAGAAGGACTTTGCGCAAATGAAGTTGGTGTAGTGATCTGAGCATAATATGCATTAGCAAGTGTTACATCATATCTTACGATAGGTTGTACACCACCATCCGCAGATGCAGTTGTAAGGGTATATGCATTTGGGTTCCCATAGACACCTGGGGTATCTGTTGTTATAACACAACGAGACTGCACTGTACCTTGAATCGGAACTTCTTCAGCAATAACTTTAGTTGCTGATATTATTAATACTGTTATTAGTAATATTCTATTGAACATTATATTCTCCTAATTAGAATATTGCATGCTTACCATTTGTTCATGCAATAACTGTTGTGCAAGACCATTTCTTAAACCTTGCTTATTATCCTCAATTTTCTTATCAACTAATTTAATTGTTTCATTATATACGCCACCATTAATGACTTTATTTAAATAAGTCTGATTCATTTGATTCTGCATAATCTCATTCATTTGCTGTATTCTTTGGCTTTCGGCAAAAAGTTGAGCAGCATTTGTATCAGCTAACATAGCTAATCGATATTCTCTTTTACGCTTCTCTTCTTCCTCTTCGTCTTCATCTAATTCTTCTTCAACTGTTTTTTCATTCTCTTCAAGCAAAACTCTTTCATCATTATTTAAGTTAACATATTCATCTTTAGTTGCATCGTATATTTCAATTGAGACTGTTACATCCGGAATCGGTACTTCATATCCAGGACAATTAGGGTCGAATTGTGGATTAAAGCACGGATCTACTTTATACATATAAACCACATTAGGATCTGTAACTGAGCCTTCTCCTTCTACTTCAATTGAGCCATCTCCCCAAGATGTTCTTGGAATATTAGGAATGACTGGCACCACTTTTCTTATCTCTGTACCACCAAGAGACCCGGGCTTCCACTCATCGGTTTCTCTAAAAATATATCCAGTACCAGCAGCATTTTCATTCTGAACATGAACATTAACTGAGTCATCAACATCTTTTTGAATTGTATAGTTATAAATCACTCCATTAATATCGAGGCCCGGAGGTGTTGGAAGCACGTTATCCATACTCCAAGTCGTTCCACCTGCTGCAGCATTTCCGGTCGTTCCAAAGTATGGAGCAATACTCTCAGAGTAAGAGTAAGAGGGTGAGAAGGCCACCAATGCCCCAAGTAGCAGTCTCTTTAACATTTGTTTTCTCCTCAGCCCCAACTTTTTCTAATTGAGACTCTTCATGTGATTCCCAACCAATCTTTGCAGCTTCACCAATTTGACCTTCATAAGGACATGGTGTTCCTGCCATCATCATGGCATCAAATACATTTTCATCTTGACACATGACAGAAACAGCAGCGACTTTCATTCCCATATCATATAGAGTCTTAGCATTCTTAAGCCTTAAACAATTCTCTTCGGTAAATGTAGTACCCGCAGAGATACCAAGAATCTGTGTTTGTACTGCGCCAGCTACACCGATCGTACACAAATCTGAATTACTATTCGCCCCTAATTGTGGTGAAATAGCAGAAGGTGGTGGTGATTTTACTGTAGTAGTCATTTCACCATTTGTAGTCACAGTACTTCTTGTAGTTGAGTCCGTCTCAATCACTTCAGCATATACAACAGTTGATACTAATAGTGCTGAAAATAATACTATCCACTTAAACATAAAATCTCCTAATAAATGTTAATACTTACTGTTCCCTCATTGATATATTTTGGGGTACAATAAGCAGTTATTTTGTCTCTTGGGTCAATAAAGTCATTATAGTTATAATTACCATAGGTTTTTGTTAGTTCTTTTGCAAAATAGTTACAATCATTTATATCTCTAAAATACATATCATTTGAGATAAGTCGTCTATCATCACCAGTGCCCAAATATACCATAAGTAAAAATACGTGGATCATCCTTTTAATACCAGTGCCGCAGTTGTTAACAAAACAATACCTATACTTATTGCAATACCAATAGTAAGTATCTCTACGAACTTTTGTCGCCTACGAGCTTGGTTATAAAGAGTTTCTTGACGCTCTTTACGGATCTGACCTTCCATTCGAATGAGTTCATCCCAAGCTCTTGTTCCAAGTGACCATTGGATATATTGCTTGAGTTCTTCTCTCATTTGTTCGGCTTTTTTCTTTGCCGCGAATATCTCCATCGCTTCTTGTTCAACTGACTTGCCAGCAAAAAGTTTCTTAAAGATCGGAGGATTTTTAATTTGGTGTTCAGCTTCAGAAAGATCAGACATTGCACCCATCCAGCGACCTAAGTCGCCTGCCATTTGTTCTATATCTCTTCCTACTTCAAACCCTTTTTTAATAACATTAAAAGCCGCAGATGCGGTTGCTAACGCTGAAACTGGATCTAGCATAAGCTTTCCTTTACGGCTTTTATTTTTTACTTAATTTTTTATTTCTATAGAGGCGCCGTCTTCCTCATCAGTAGCTATTTTTTCATAGTACACTATAATTTCTTTCTGTTGATTAATATATCTTTTTAAATCGGCTATATTTAAGGCGAGATTTTCATAATCTTGCATACTTAAAGCCACAAAAACAATATTACCATACTGTTCTTCAAACTCAGATAAAAAAGTATCTAAGGTGTCTTTAGTAACTACTCTTACTCTAGTATCAACTAGCTGGAGTGGTTTCGGTCTCGACGCTATTTGTATTTGCGTCTTCTCGATCTTCGTTACTACTTTGATCTCCGGCTCCGGAGTCCTCCCTACGCAACCACTCAGGAAGAGGATACTGCTCAGTATTACCAGTGTCTTCCATAAAGTTACGCCATAGTTTTGCTGTAGCGCCATTCATCTTTCCTTCTAATACTGCTGCATCTTTTAAAGCTTCTACTACTAAATTCATACGACTTAACTTGCCACGAAGCTCATCAGTATATGCTTCTGCTTTTTGTAAGTCAGATTGAAGTTGTGTGTTTAGTTTAGATATCTTTGCAGCATCTGCCTGAAGTGTCTCTATACTTTCAGTAGCTGTTTGTACAGCTACTTCAAGCTGTGCATTATTTTCTCTTAATGTAGCAATAGTAGCTTGAGTAGTATCATAATAGTACTTTGCACTATATCCTACTCCTCCTAAAATACCTAAGATAATAATTAATGCGTATATTTTAAGCATCTATTGCTCTCATACGTTCTACTAGTCTATCAGCACGTTTTGTAACCTGACGATACCAACGAGAATCTACCATCTCATCAGCAGCACGATTCCAATCACGAGCATCAACTCCAGCTTTCATGCCTTTAAATTTTGAGAGACGAGGACGTCCCATATTGAACATCATGTTAGCGATTATTCTCTGAGCTTCTTCTGGCAGATCTTCAAAGTCTTCGTAAAGCTTGTTGCAGTCAGACAAGACTGTTTGGATATCTGATTCGAAGGCCTCATTGCATCTAGACTCAGATATAGCCGTTCCGACGGGTAGTCCATGTTCTGGATCGCTCTCAAGCACAAGATGACCAATACCAAAAGTGGGAAGCCCAAGATGATCCAAATAAATTTCGTGAACAACTCCTTCGTCATATGCAATTTCCTCTCTAAGTTTATCAATATTCATTATTATCTCCTATAGTACCATCCCTAACATAACTAGAGATGAGTCAAGTTTAGAATCTGTTATAGTTTCGTCTTCAATATCAGCAGCTATTACTGTGCCATCAGCTATTTTAGCACTCGTAATAGCTCCATCTGCAATTTCGTACTGAGTAATAGTTTCAGCTTGTATTGCTGTATTAGGTACAGTTCTGTCGTAAGGAACAGAAACATCTACAAGTGTTTTACTAGAGTCTGAAACTAAATATACTCTATTGTTAGAGGCACCTGCAGTATCATTAATTACAACGATGAGTTCCCCTGGATCTAAATGTGCATCATTGGATGCAGCAGTTGCTATATCATCATAGGCTCTAGTACCCAGTCCTAGTCGTCTAAAAGTGCCGTATGGGCCAGATCCAAAATTCATATCTGACCCTGTAGTATTTACATATATACCTCCTGTATTAGAGTTATAATATAACATACCTTCCGGCGCAGTTGTTAAAGATCCTTCATAATTAAGATTTGTTGTAACTGGAATAGCATTTGCACTTGCAAAATTTTGCAAGATTGATTTAAAACTAGAATTCCAATACCCTCTAGCTGAAGAGATGGTATCAGAATTAGCTGGAATATGAAATGTATTTGACGTGGTTATTGCCATTCTATGCCCCTAATGCAGTAACTAGTATTTCTATACCTTCAGTAGTTACAATATTTCCTGTCGTAGTGTCTATTATTCTAACATTGCACCCTTGATTTGTCAAACTACTAGTTTTTGCAATATAAGATCCCTCAGATAGTACTTGAGTGATAACATCAGGTATATTATAAAAGCTAGTACTGCTATAGTCTACTGCTGAATTTCCTAAAATATTACCAGTCGTGGTGACAGTAGTAGAAAATGTTTTTCTTTGTGCTAAAACTTCATAAGAAAGCTCATCTAGAAATGCATTTGCATTATTTTCATCATAGTTATCAATATCTAGATCTACTCTAACTTGGAAATATCTAAACTGCCTAACTCCGCTGACTTGCTTTGTCCAGTTTCCATCTAAAGAAGTTGATGTGAACAAATCAGGATCTACATTTCCGTGAGGCTTTGAAGATCCTGCGTCTGCAGAAGAGAATACATTAGCGCTAGAAAATCTTGCAAATGTATTTTTAGATAAAGTAATATCTGGTGTGAAGTCTAAAGAACCAAAAGTATCAGTAAACTGAGATAAATCAATTAGTTTATAAGTGTTGCCACTTTGTGTTAAATTAGATAAAGCTGTACTACTACTTGCATTTCCTAAAGGAACTGCTTGACCATTCGCAAAATAAACGTTACTTAACTCAACTGCATAAGCATTAATAGCTCCTGCTATAAAAGCATAACTATATACATTAGAAATATCGTCTCCTGGTTCTACCTCACCAACTACTTCTTGCCCTGGGTTTAAAATAGCAAATATACGAGTATTAGCTGAATTATCAACTATTGTAGAATGTGTAGAACTAAAGCTGAATGTATGTTCAGTATTAGAGTAACCAACAACAGTACCTATTTCAAAGTCAGCATCGAATAATACGTTCGCTGAAGGACTAGCTTCAGAAACCCCTTCTATCAACACCTCACTAAGTTCAGTTACTGTTTTAAGCAGATTACTACTAACACTAGAAGATACTACTAGTGATCCTTTAATAGTTGATCCTAAGTCTCTTACAGGGGAAATATATGAAGCATTACTAGAAGTAATCAATAAGTCTGTTCTATCAGTATCTCCTGACTGTGAAGACCAACTAAATCCTGAAGCTGTAGCATTTGCATCTTCATATACTGTTGAAGGAGTATCTGAACCAACTATAGGAGAGGTGATAGGATCAACATCATACACAAAACCACCATTATCTGATTCATTCACTGAAACAAAGTTATTATCTCCATAATTGGAATTAACTATCGAAGAAGAAACTGCAACATTAGGCGCTGCTTCGTTATATGCAACTATAGCTTCTGTAGTAGAGGATAAACTTACTGAAAAATTTTCTGCAACAGCATTTGCTGCTTTATTACCGCTAGTATCAACCGTTTTAGCTGTAAATGTGAATGATCCTTCACCAATTTTATCTATAGATATTTCTTGTCTAGTTAAAGGGTGTGGGATAAGTAGTAAAACATCACCATTAGCAAAAGCTGATTGCACGGCAGTAGTATCTGTAGTAGGAACTGTTGGAGTTTTAAATCTTATTTCAGTATGTAAGATATCTAACTCATCTAAGTTAGAAGCACTATCTACAGGATAATCAACTTCAAATATTAGAGTGGTGTCACTTTGAGATACTACGAAGTTTGTTACATTAAGAGGGTTATCTGATTTTCCAGTCAATGTAAGTTCTTCAACATATTCTATACCAGAAACATCACCATTAGTAGGAACTACTCTAACTTGTAACTTATAAATATTACCTGCAGCTCCTAAGTCAAGATTATCAATTGTATATCTCATCTTATCTGCTGTATCTCTACCTTCTGCTGAAAGAGAAACAGTATTAAAATTAGTCATACCACTAGGATGAGGATCGCTACCAGACTCAAGTAAAATTCTGTACGATAAATCATAATTAGTAATATTTCTGTTTCTAATATGGTCAAATATTACTTGTACCCTAGACATAACTCCCTTAGTTCTATCTCTAAATAAAATTTCAGTAAGCGTTAAGTTTTCTGTTCTACCTAATGGAGTTTCTTTAATAATTGCTGTTTTTGTAACAGGAGAAGATATTCTATTTCTTTCATTTATTGCACTTACTTTAATTATATGTGCGCCAACTCCTAAATCTTCGAGTTCACTTCCATTTAAAGAAACTGGACTAAAAGAGTTTAATGACACGGGTGCAACAGAGTATATCCTGTTATTTGCTAAATTATAGCTTGCTGAAGTTGTGACCTCATCATAAGTAACAGTTACTGTATTTGCAGTCAAATCCACATTAGATATACTAGCAAATAGATCAGGAGTAATATTAGTTACTACAGTAGATCCAGTGTTAGATGCTAAATTATTATTAAAAGTAACTTTGAAAAAGTCAGAAGCAGTTAAGTCTATATTATAGGTAGCTGAAGTTGGATCATAGCTAGAATTGTATATGGAGTTAAATTGTTCATTATTTCTTAAAAATACAGAATCACCTAACTCTAAATGAGGAACTACATAATCTTCTACAATAGTCTCTATTTGAACATCATCAGTAGCTAAATTATGGGTTACATAAGAATCACCTGAATTGAATGTGTATTGAATAGGGTCTGTAGCGTATATTGAACCATTGATATAAGTCTTAATAAGTCCTTTTACTGCAGGATTACAGTTAAGTTGTAACTCTACTGTTCCTGATTGCGTTGTGACGTTGTGCACATTAGAAACTGTTTGTAAGTCACCAGAAACAAAAAAGGTATTTGAACTTGAGAATCTTTTATCTATCAGTTGAAATAAATCTACATAAAAAGGAATAGGTAGTAGCTTATTCTTTATAAATGTAGCACTTGAAGCGCTATCAAAGGCAATATTAAAAGTATTTGCAGAAATGTCGTAAGAAGATATATTTGAAGTAGCCTGAGTTAAAGTACTTTCATAACCTACTAAGCCTTCTAATAGACCAGCAGTTGAAGATTGTGCTTTAGAATTAAGTTTATATTTTACAATATTATCTGAGATTTGATTAGTTCCAGCTACATATTGAGCATTATCTCTAGCTTCAAATATATGACAGTCAAAATTATCATCATGTAACAAATGTAAGTTAGAAGCAGTAAATACTATATTAGCATCTGTAACTGACACAGAAGTTACTAAAGGTTTGACAACACCAAGCTGTTGATCAAATCCATTTTTACCTAATACATAAGCTGTCTCTTTTCCTTCAAAAACAGCAGCGTTAGCTAGTTTAAATGTAATACTAGACAATTCCTAAAACTCCTACAATTTGTTCTGAAGGAACATATGCTTTTTGAATAAGCATGTTACTTGGTCCTCCCTGAAATGTAAATACTAATCTTGTTCTAACACTGCCATCAGGCATTGTTGTATAAACACTTTTTATTTGATATCCTGGTGGATTAGGTGCTACAAAAGGATTACTGATAACCTTTCTAGGAGTAGGTTCATAGTTAATAACTGTTTCGCTATCTATATAAACATTCGAAATATACTCACTAGCAGTAATATCAACTTCACCAGTTTCTCTAAGTGCTACTGTGTCTACTCTAAATAATTTATCATTAGTTCCTGAGTATATATTATCAGGATCAATCTCTCCTAATGACCAAATATCATTTGTTTGAGGTTTATTATGATCTTTAAATGATGTAAATGTTTCAAACTCAGATATATTTGGATTCCATCTATGAGTTAGTGTTACGTCTGCATAATCTGTTCCAGAACTAGTATTACCTGTAGATGCTAATTCATAATTAGTATTGCTAACTAAATATAGCTCCATCATATTACTTCTATTACAAAAATGTCTAAGCACTAAAGGATTAGTATTAGCCGCAAACACATCTGACGTAATCGATGGATATCCAAGATGTTGTAAATATACATTAGCATCATTAGTAGGGCTATCTTCTTGAACTATGCCATTATAACCGTATGAGTTAGTAACTACTTGAGTACTCAAGGCAACAATATCACCAGGAGTTAAATCTTCTGGATCTCCCACTCCAGAGAATGAAGCTTTTCTTCTAATATACTTACTTGAAGCCAATAAATATTGCCCAAATCTAACTGCTTGACTTCTTCTAGTACAGCCTGTAAGTTCAAGTTGTATTATTTTTTCTGTCTCATTTAGATTGGACGTTAAGTCTGGGTCATCAACTCTAATTGTTTCTCTTAAGTAACCGTTAGCAGCATCATTAAATATTATATCAACGCCTGTTATAGTTTCTTCTTTTCTAATACCAGAAAAAGATAATGACCCTGAAATCATATTAACATCAGAGAATGAATGAACAGGTAATTGATTAGGCATGTCTAAACTTAGGCTGATTTTATTACCTGAATATTGAATAATTCCCCTCATCGAAGCTGCTATCTTTGTTATTAAATCTAAAGTATTTGTTTCTTGTGCTACAGTTAAGTCACAGATAAATCTACGTTCTGAAACTGAAATTCCAGTCCCTAACCCAATCTGATTCTCAATAATTGAAATAAATTCATTTCTTGGTTTATACCTAAAACTTCCATCAGCTGTTCCAGCTACACCATGAAAACGACCTGTATTTGGATCAATTCCGTCACAATATTGAGACATTTTATAGAAGTTAAATTTATCTAGAAGTGATTCGTCAATTCCTAATCCATAATCTGAATTTGTTAATAAATCATAAATTATCCAAACAGGATTTTGTGTCCAATCATATTTGAAAGTACCATCCCATATACCTGAATAAATAATAGGATTAGTTTCAGTAACAACTAAATCAGGATTATCTTGTAGCTTATATCCCGAAGAACTTCTATCATTAACTTCAACCTCTCTCCAGTCTATTTGACCGTCATCTAAAATAGGTTGGTTATAGTTAGATGGTACTTTAACTACAAGTCCTTTAACAAGACTACTAAAATCTGGTATCTCTGATCTAAAGTTTGTAGCTTTAAGAGCATAACCTATTAAAGCAGTTCTTGGATAAGCAAACTCTTTATGACTTATTTCATCAAAGCCAATAAATTCTACCTCAGCTGATATTTCTTGATCAACGGCATCATCAGAACCTTTTAGTACTGTTACTCTGTAACCAGATGTACTCAAAGAATTGTCTGGAATATGTACCGGAATCTCTAATGTTGTTGGGAAAGTAATCCTTGCTGTTAAAGATTTTTGTCTTAAGGCTATGTAGTTATCAATATCTGATGTTTCTGATATCGGATGAATACTTAGTCGTAGATCAAGACGTTGCTCTTGATATGTTTCAGTATTATTATTGTCTGGATTAGTTCTATACAGCTCATTTACATTAAACTTAAATACAACTGTATCAATCGGTAGATCACCTATTGTTGAATTAGTCGCAAAAAAGGATACGTTTGATTGAGGAATACCAGTTTCAACACCTTTTGCTTGACCTGAAGTTAACACAATTGGTGATGAGAATCTAACCTCATTAGTAACCTCATTTCCAAAAGGTA